CGTTCCTTTTCTAACCCACAAAACACCTCGATCGCTCACGACCAGACTGGATCGCTTTGATTAATTTACAAACGGGAGAGATCATGGCTGATCCGACTTATTCAGGATTAGGAGGTGTGCAAACTCCACGCATTCATTCAAAACTTAATGATTTGCCGTCAAAAGGCCAAGAAATGATTGATTTTGCTACCGAACTTGGAATCAATCTTATGGAATGGCAACGCTTTGTTTGCATACATGGCCATAAAGTGCGTGAGGATGGCAGGTGGGCGCATTCAGAGCTTGGACTAATCATGGCCAGACAGCAAGGTAAATCGACCTTGATGATGCTTCGAATCCTGACAGGAATGTTTGTGTGGGAAGAAGGATTGCAGCTTGCTTCAGCTCACAGACTTACAACATCACTTGAAACCTTTAGACAGATTGTTGGTTTAATCGAAACGCATCCAAAATTAGAAAAGGAAGTAAAGAAAATACGATGGCAACATGGTGCTGAGGAAATAGAGTTATTTGGCAATAGGCGGTTTGTTGTAAAGGCTGCAAACAATGCTGCGAGAGGGTTAAGTAAACCAGAAACGATACATCTTGATGAGTTGCGTGAATACAAAGATGAGGATGCTTGGTCATCAATGAGATATTCCATGATGGCTGCTAAAAATCCACAAGTATGGGTTTATTCATCAGCAGGAGATCAGCATTCCGTAATCCTAAACAAATTGCGTGAGAGGGCGTTGGCATCAGCTACAACCAACGATCCGATTGGTTGGTTTGAGTGGAGTGCAGAACCCGATGCTCCGATCTTGCTTCCGTCAGGCGAGATTAATTGGAGTGCATTTGCTCAAGCCAATCCATCATTAGGAATCACAATTCATCCGGATAACTTAAAAGCAGTTATTAATGATCCTCCAGATATTGTGCGAACTGAAGTTTTGGCTCAATGGGTAGATACAATCAATTCAGCCATCGATGCACAAAAATGGGGGTTGTGTGAGACCGATCCAATACCTTTAGATCCTGAAAAAGAAACTTGGTTTGGGTTGGATTTAAGTCCAGATCGTAAATTTGGCGCATTGGTCGCAACTCAGAAATTATCAGGCGAAAGATTTAATTTGGTTTTACTGCATACTTGGTCTAATGATTATTCAATCAATGATTTAGCGGTTGCAAACGATATTGCACCATATGTAAGAAAATATAATGTTCAGACTGTCGCTTATTCCAAAAGGACTGCACAAGCCGTCGCAAGTCGGTTAGTTCCTGCTGGAATTCCCATTACAGATATGGATGGGGCGATATATGCTGAAAGTTGTGATAGATGGTTGGGGGCGATCAATAGTCATCGATTACAACATGGTGGGCAGGATGAACTGACCCAACAAACACTTTCCGCTGCGAAACTGCCCTATGGGGATGGGTCATGGATCATCGGAAGGCGTGCAAGTCGAGTGGCAGTTTGTGCAGCTGTCGCTTCGGCTTTAGCAACTTATTTTGCGACACAACAAGAAACGGAGATTGATATTCAAGTCGGATAATTTGTATTTATGGTATATTATGTGCTAATGGGATTATTCGATCGTTTTTTGACAAATACCGCAATTACACCAACAGTCGATGTGGCTGCCGCTAATACGCCTTACAATTTGCAATCAGCAGTTGGCGGATTATTTTATGGCGCACAAACTGCAACTCGTGAGCAAGCAATGTCTGTGCCATCTGTTGCAAGAGCAAGAAACATTATCTGCTCAACAATTGGTTCGCTACCTTTAGAAACTTATAATCATTTTACAAAAGAACATTTAGATCCAAACAGAGTAATTATGCAACCAGATCCAAGAGTTGCTGGATCAGCAATATATGCATGGATCGCTGAAGATTTATTATTTCATGGCGTTGCTTATGGTCAAGTATTAGATTCTTATGCTGCATCAGATAATAGTCGAGTTCGTGCATGGACAAGAGTTGCACCGGATCGGGTTTCATATAACTTAAATGCAAATCAAACTGAGATCACTTCTTACATGGTCGATGGAATGCATGTTCCAGCAACAGGAATTGGATCTTTAGTTGTATTTAGCGGATTAGATGAAGGCGTGCTTAATCGTGCCGGTCGCACAATTAGAGCTGCACAAGAATTGGAAAAGGCTGCGGAATTATACGCTAAAGAGCCTGTTCCAACAATGGTGTTAAAATCAAATGGCACAAATCTTACTCCAGAGCGAATTACAAAACTTCTTGAATCATGGAAGGTTGCTAGAAATACAAGAGCAACTGCATTCTTAAATGCTGATGTTGAATTAAACGCTTTAGGCTTTGATCCACAAAAATTACAATTAAATGAAGCACGCCAATACTTAGCAACCGAAATTGCAAGAGCAGTTGGCATTCCAGCATCATTTTTATCTGCTGAAACAACTAGCATGACATACAGCACGACAGTTATGGAAAGAAAAGCACTTATTGATTTCAGTTTGAGAAATATCATTACGCCAATTGAGCAAAGATTATCTGCTGCTGATTTTGTTCCAAATGGCGTTGAAGTTCGATTTGACATTGATGATTTCTTGAGAGGTTCAGCATTAGAGCGTGCTCAAGTTTATGAAATCCTAAACCGCATCGGCGCAATGAGCGTTGAGCAAATTCAAGAGGAGGAGGACTTAATCCGATGAAGATTAATTTCCCAATTACCATAACCGCTGCCGATACAAATAAGCGAACAATCTCAGGAACTATTGTTTCTTGGAATGAGGCTGGAAATACATCAGCCGGCAAAACAGTATTTGCAAAAGACAGCATTGATTTTTCAAAGCCTGTGAAATTGCTATTGGAGCATGACAAAACACGCCCATTAGGCAAGTTAATTGACATTACTGCAAACGATCAAGGTTTAGAAGGCACATTCAAGTTAGCAAAGACTTTTGCAGCTGATGATGCACTTGAGGAAGCAGCCACAGGCTTGCGTGATGGATTCTCCGTAGGTGTCATGGTTGATGCATGGGATAACAAAGACGGAGCAATGGTTATCTCAAAGAGTTCATTACATGAAGTCAGTTTGGTGTCTGATCCAGCAATTGCTTCAGCGAAAGTTGAAAAGGTAGTTGCAACAAATACACCAGAGAATTCCGAAGCAACCGCTGAGGATCAAACAACACAGGAGGACAAAGTGTCAGATATTACATCTGAGGCTCCTATCGCAACCGAAGCGGTAGAAGCTGCAAAGTCTGAGCCTGTGGCAGTAGTAGCAGCACAATCTGTTGCATACACAAAGCCACGCTCACCAATCAATTCAAAGGCAACATACTTGGAGCATTCAGTTCGTGCTGCTCTAGGTTCAGAGGAAAGCCGTCAGTATGTAATGGCTGCTGATACAACTGGAACAGTTGCTGGCTTAATTCCAACACCACAATCAACAGAGATCATCAATGGTTTATCAAATGCTGATCGTGGATTAATCGATGCTGTATCTCGTGGCACACTACCTGCTGCTGGTATGACATTTGAAATTCCAAAGATTACAGCTGTACCTACAACTGCACTAGAGGCAGAGGCTGCTGCAATCGACACAACTGACATGACATCATCTTTCGTTTCTGTTGATGTAAAGAAGTTCGCTGGCGGACAAACATTCTCAGTTGAATTACTAGATCGTTCATCACCTGCATTTTTTGATGAGTTAGTGCGTCAGATGGAATTTGCTTATGCAAAGACCACAGATGCTTATGTTGCAACAATTCTTGGCAACTCATGCTCATTAGCAGCAACTGCAAAAGACAACACAGCAGCTGACTTGCTTGGATATGTTTCACAGGCAGCAGCATCTGTTTACTCAGGCTCACTAGGATTTGCTCGCAACTTAATTGTTAACAGCACTCAATGGGGCAACATCATGGGCTACAACGATAGCGGTCGCCCAATCTACAACGCATCACAACCACAAAACGCAGGTGGAAATGTAGTTCCTACATCACTTCGTGGAAATGTTGCTGGCTTGGATCTTTATGTATCTCGCTCACTAGATGGATACACAACTGGAGATCAATCAATGATCGTAGTTAACCCAGATGCATTCACATGGTACGAGAGCCCACGCTTGACACTTCGTTCAGACATCACAGCAACTGGTCAAGTATCTGTTGCTTACTATGGCTATGGCGCACTAGCAGTAAAACTTGCTGGTGGAGCAGTTTGGTTCAACAAGAACTAATTTAGCCCAACTTAATGCCTACTGGTGCTCCCGCTGGTAGGCAGCTAATAATGGGAGAACAAAAGGAGATGGCATGCCAAGTATTATTTCAGCAAGTGAGTTGAGAGCAATAATTGGTGTGTCATCTTCCTTATATAATGACGCATATTTGGAAGGTATAATAGATTCGGCTGAGTGCGTAATCCTTCCAATGCTTACTACATTCAAAAGCCCGATTCAAGCCACTTCATTGACAGATAATGTCGCAACTTTCACTACACTAGGAATTCATGAATTTACCGAAGGACAATCAGTTGTCATCGCAGGATGCGGATCACCTTACAACGGAACACGAACAGTCTTGGCAGATAATCTTGGACAATATACCTTTTCAGCATCGATCACTAATGCCGATATACTTGAGGCTAATGTCATCCCATCCGGAACTGCTACCCTTTCTGGCGCATCAACTTATGTTGGAGTCCAGCCTGTTCGGTCAGCAATCTTTGCCGTTTCAGTCGAAATTTTCCAATCAAGAATTGCAGCAGGAGGACAAATCGAAGGAGTAGATTTCACAGCAACTCCTTTTAGAATGGGCAGATCGCTTTTTAATCGATGCGTAGGATTATTAGGCCCTTATATTGATGTGGAAAGCATGGCTCAATAATGCCAAGCACTATCCTTTCATCAATTCGAACACCGCTTGCAACTGCATTAGCAACTGTTGCTGGCAATGTTTATGATTCAGTTCCAGAATCGGTTTATCCACCAGCCGTCGTTATTGTTCCAGATTCACCTTACCTTGAATTAGAAACAATTAACAAATCTACAATTCACACCAAAATTAATTTTACAATCTCAGTTGCAGTTGCTTACAATAGTAATCCTGCATCACTCGACAATATCGAGCAATTAATCATGAGCGTTCTCGCAGTTATTCCGGTTGGATATATTGTGAGTTCGGTTGAAAGACCGACAGTCAGTCAAGTTGGGGCTAGCACTCTGCTGATTTCTGACATTCGAGTATCTACCTATTACACACAAACAGCATAAGGAGAAAACATGGCAACCACAGTAATAACCGGTCGTGATGTTGGTTTATCTTTCACAGGTGGAACAGATATTCAGGCACAAGCCACCAACGCAGTATTGACCAAAGTAAATGATCGACAGGTCTATCAGACAATGGATGGCGAGGCATACAAGACTGTTAATGTATCCGGCACTTTCCAATTAGATATGTTGGCTGATTGGGGCAAGGCAAACTCAGTTTGCGAAGCTCTATGGACAGCAGCAGAATCTGCACCAGATACAGACATTAGCATGACACTTACAGCTGCATCAGGAGCACAATTTGTGTTTCCAGTAAAGCCAGAATTTCCAACAGCTGGCGGATCTGGTGTTGATGCTCAAACTGTTTCCTTTACTTTCACAGTATCAAAGGGCGCAGTAGTAGAAACATTTAGTTAAAATCTAACAACGGGAGCGAAATGAAACTACCAATTACAATTGAATACAGCTCAGGCGAGCAAGCAACTTATATTGCCCAACCGCCTGAGTGGGCGAAATGGGAAAAGCAGACAGGAAATGTCATTGGACAAGCATCCGAGAAGCTGGGTATTTGGGATCTTATGTTT